CGGCGCTTTTATTTATGAAAGGAGCCGATAAAATGGCTGAATTTACGAATCCCAATATCGTGACGGTATCCGCCGGGGAAAATCTTCCCTTGACAGAGACTGCCGTAAAAGGCCCGGCCTGCATCGTCCATCGTGAGGGCGCGGGTATCGTGACCCTGCGCGGCCTGACAAACCAGTGCAAAGCCCGCTTCAAGGTGAGTTTTGGCGGAAACATTGCGGTGCCTACCGGCGGCACAGCCGGGGCTATCTCTGTAGCGCTGGCAATCGCTGGCGAGCCGCTGAACAGCGCAACGGCCATTGTTACCCCGGCGGCAGCAGGGAACTACTTTAATGTGTTCGCCGCCGCCTTTATCGAGGTTCCGCGCGGCTGCTGCGTGACTGTGGCAGTCGAGAACACCAGCACGCAGGCGATCGACATTGCAAACAGCAATCTCATCGTTGAGCGCGTGGCATAATGAGAGGAGAGCGCTATGAACATGAAACACCTTAACGCACTGAAAGATATGCTGTGCGAGGAACTGGAAGAAATTACCCGAAAAGGTGAACTGAGCGCCGGTGATCTGGACACCGCGCACAAGCTGACCGACACCATCAAGAATATCGACAAGATCCAGATGCTGGAGGACGGGGACTACAGCCGTACCGGCGAATGGGAAGCCGATATGCGCGGCACTCATGGCCAGGATGGCAGCTATGGCCGTGGCAACAGCTACGCCAATCGAGGCCGTCACTATGTTCGTGGACACTACTCCCGCACGGATGGCCGTGATCGCATGATCTCTGACATTGAGGACATGATGCAGGACGCCACCGGCGCAGAGCGAGACGCTTACAAACGCGCGGCAGACATTCTGCGCAACGCATAAGGGAGGAGGGCGGCAAGTATGGACATCGACGAGATCAACACCCATATCCACAAGCTGAAATGCGGATCGACGGACTGGCAGAGCGTGGAAAAACTTGCCGCCCTCTGCACCGTGAGGAATGAGCTGGAAGAAAAGCAGGCACCGGCAGAAATGCAGACTCAAGCGCTGCCTCCCGCGTCGTACCCGGCGGCATGCTCCACAAAAGCAAATCCGCAAAGCGAGTTCGTGGAAGCGGCCAGCGCCGCGCCCTTTGGAGGCTTGATGGAAGTGCTTGATGAGCACATGAGCGCCATAAAGCTTGCATACCCGAAAGAGTATGAGTTGGTCATGCGGAAGATAACCGCATTGTAAAACGACACAAAATGTGTTATTTTTACATACAGCCAAAACTTGAAAAATTGAATTTTTAAGTTTAATAAGCTAACGTAAGGCTAACAAACTTTGAATTTTTATCGATAAATGGTAAAATAAAACTGATTTGTAATCAGTGGGTTGCAGGTTCAACTCCTGTCACCAGCTCCAAAAATAAACGCACGAACGATTAAAACGAATCGTCCGTGCGTTTTCCTTTTTGCTTGAAATGCCTTAAAATCTCTTGGATGAACGTGACAATCTAACAAACAATCTAACAAATCAATACTTCATCTTTCGCATTTCCTGCAACAGATAATCCGGGTCATTGTGGGAGACGTACTTGTTTGCTGTGGTGGAGAAATTTTTGTGACCCAAGATGGCTTGCACGGCAGTCTTTTCCAGGCCGCACTCCACCATCTTGCTGCTGGCCGTGTGGCGCAGCGTATGCGGATGCACCCCCTCTATGTGGCACTCCTGCATCAAGGCCCGAAACTTTGTAGCCACGTTGCGCTTGTCCAGCTTTGTACCGGCTTTGGACGGTATCAGCCACTCACAGCCGCTGTCAAGCATCCAAAAGGCAATGATTTTGTAAATGGGGTCCAAAATAGGGATAATGCGGTTTTTGCCCGCATCGGTCTTCTCGCCGCCTTGCATATACCGCTCTTTTAGATGCACATCGTCGCAGCGCATGGAGAGCAGCTCATCGATACGCATACCGGTGTAGAGCAGCACCATTGCGATTTGCGCTGTCTGCCCAAGCTTCGGGTCGTCTTGTCGGCTGATTATCTGCTCTATCTCTTGAGCAGTCAAGGTGCGCTCTGCCTTGCCTGTAGCCGCCGGGAGCTGCAAGAGCATGGCATAGTTTTTGTTTATGATGTCCTGAGCCATTGCCCACTCGCAGATCTGGCTGAAAAGTGTGCGCTGCTTTTCGCAGGAGCTGCGGGAGAGGCCCTTTTCTACCATCTGGTCAATCACCTGTTGATAGTCTGCGGCTTTTAAGTCCCGAAGCTGTCGGTCATACAGCGGCGCAGCCTTTGCATAGGCCAGCTCATAACCCTTTTGCATGTCAGTGCTGAGCTTGTCAAATTTGGGCTGCGTTTTCCATTGGGCATAGGCATCCGCAAAAGTACATTTCAGACGCGCTGCGGGGGTGTTCTGGGCGTTGTAAGCGTCCAGCGCTTGTACTGCTTCGCCCGGTGTCGCAAACGTCCCCAGAACGTCTCGATTGGCTGTCAGGGCCACATACGGCTTTGACCTCGTCCCGCTCAACTTATATACGCTGCCGCTGCCTTTTGGGCGGCGGCGCTTTTTTCTTTGCTGCGGGGCGGCTTCGGGCTGCTTCTTGCCGCAGTATGGGCAAAAAGATGCATCATCCGGTATTTCCCGACGGCAGCAGGCGCGAATGCACTTCAAAGCTCTTCACCTCGCTTTGCGGTATAGTCGGCCTCGCCGCTCTTCGCGGCCTCTTTTCCCGCCTGGTATGCCGACTGCAGCAGACTCACCGGAGGCTGGACTTCCCACGGGATCGGGTCTGTTCCTGTAGCCACGGCGAACCCGTAGTTGTCCAGTATTTGGCCGCAGACGGATACCTTGTTTTGCAAGGGAGTATGCAGGTTTGCGCACACCTCAGCAAACACCGCCGGTGGATAGCTGCCATGTCGGCCCAAAAGGATAAACAGCACCATCTCTTTTACAATTCGCGGCGCTGTGCGAAAGTATTCTGTAAGCGCCTCATCCAGCTCTTCGTCTGATTTGCGCTGTACGGGCTCTTTATAAAGTTCTGGGTGCAGCATTTCTTGCATGGCGGGGAGCGGAGAAGTCCCGCAAGCCTCGAACCAGTCCATTATCTTGTCAGCTGGTGGGCTGGACGCCCCGCACTCCCAGCTCTGGATCGTAGCCTTTCCCTTGTTGATCCGGCGGGCCATGTCGACTTGGCTCAAGCCTGCCGCGACTCTGGCCCGCGCCAATGCGACACCAAGCTTTTCCGCAGTAAAGTAGCTCATCAATTATAACCTCACAAATTTCCATGCCATAAAAACAAAAAGTGACATGGGAAAAACCCATGCCACTCGACAGAGCGGAAGTCCTTCAAGTTTTCCCATAAAATGGTAAAATCTAAAACAAGTTGGACAAATTGAACAAAAACAGAGGTGAAATAAAATGGATTTCGAGCAAAGAAACGGCAAAGAAAACGAAATGACCATCATTGACGGGATGCCTGCCACCATTTTGACCGGCACGGCCCGAACACCTGAACCTTGGGAGGACTAAAGATGGACAAGATGAAGCTGTTTTGCACCCACATCCGCGCCGCGCTGGCCTGCTATGAGGATATGCCGCCCGAGGGACAGGCTCGGGCTCGACTTTTTGTGATCCGCAAGTCCGGGGATCTCCGGCAGCTCAAGGCCGCAGCAGACGCACCCGGTGGGGAGCTTGCCGCTGAACTGTTGCAAAAAATGCAACAACCTTGCAACCACGGATAGCAACGTACATATTTTGCACGTTGTTCGCGCAAAACGCGCGTATTTAGCAAAAAGTCAGCGTAAATTTCAGCGATTCAGCGCAAATGCTAAATTTTTTACGCATTTTTTCGCGATTAAACGCGCTTGACGTGATACAATCAACGGTTGTATAATGCGGTTGTGAATGAGTTACAAGCCCAATAGCTGAGCTTTCTTGGCGTTGTACTCTGCCTCCGTAACAGCTCCCATATCCAGCAACCGCTTAAACTTCAAAAGCTCATCGGCGGCGCTTGTGGCAACCGGAGCGGGATCCTGCGGCTTCTCCTGGCTGGCTTTGCAGCTCTTGAGAAACGCAGTCATCCCGCCGGGGTAAACCATTGTCGGCAAGCTACTTTCGCCCAGTGGAAGCGCAAAGCGGATAGACACGCTCTCTTTACTGCGACCCTTGCGGGTCTCTGTTTTAGCGGTGGCGGCGCCCACGATCGCACCCACAGGCCCGGCAACGGCTGCACCGATCACGGCACGGCCAATACCGCCCTTTGTCTCTGTCACCGTCAGATCGTCAGGCGCGTCAGATTCATAACCGGCGACTTCATCAAAGCTGTAGATCATGCGAGGGCCTTTATCACCACTGCGGTGTCCAATGCAAAACAGACGGTCGGTTTTGTCAATCG